GAACAACATTAAAGTTATCCGACTCTAGAGATAAATTTTCAGATACTCTACTTGCCTCTGAGCAACCAGTTAAAAATAATAAACCACTTACAGCAATAATTGCCATTTTACTTAATTTGTTCATGCTTCCACCTCTTCCAACTCCACTGTATACATCCTAGAATTGCGATATTTAACACCTCTCAAACGATGCAATTCGTTGATAGCGTCGTTCTTGTTGCTAAAAATATGCTCACTGTCTGGCATATTGTCGTAATATACGATAACTTTATATTTCATAGCTCGATTAATCTCCTTCCATTATCCGATGTTCTACGGGCATACACCGGCGTACCGTAGTAACCAACCGTGCTAGGTGAGACGCCTAGTTGCTCAGCTATTTCACGCTTAGTTCCCATCGCCAGCAATTCCTCGCCTTTGTACAAGGCGTATTCCTTCACTTGCATAATTCCACCATCCTCGTTAGTAATTCTTCGTCCGGTAACTGCTCCAGCGTTAGAATCCGATTAAGTTTCTTTGCGTTAATTCCTAGTTTGGCGCTGATAAACTCCATATCCTCTTGGTTAGCCCAGAACCACTTCGAGAACTCTTGTGTTTGACCTAATACACTTGTGTGTCCGTGACTGCTCGGAGCGTATACACCGACTAGCTTATCTTTGTACTTGCTGTTCATTTCACGCTCCTTCAATGTCTAACACAATCTTAAATTTCCCAGACTCACCACTTAGCCCGCCATACTGGAATGACATCATTTTGATAACTTCGTGATTGTCGTCTGGCCACAAATTAGCGTCCGTCAATCCGTCTATAATAGCTTTAACAGTGGGATATAGGTTAGGTGGGTCTAATCTTCTTCTGGTTGGTGCATAGACCGTGACAAGCACTTTACAAGGCTTATCCGGGCTATATACTGGCTTAATGTTAAGCCCTGCTTCTGCTCTCGCTATCAATCGCAGCTTCTTGACCATCCGGCCCTCTGCTTGATAGTGGAATCTGTCATTACTGTTGATGACTAAATTTTGAGCAGGCTTAGCTTTTGACCTTGGTAATAAAAATTCTAGTTTCAAGACTATTCCTCTTTTTCTGCGGCCATTTCCTCAAAAATTCCATTTAGCGTGACTCCTAGCGTGTTGAATGCGTCATCCGTTGCCCCTTCTTCAGCTAGGATAAACATAAGAAAGATAATCCTTAACGGATGCGTGAAAGGTAACTCCATCAAAACGATATTATTCTCGGCCAAAAAATCTGAAATCATATCCCAATAGAAAGGTTTAAGCAACCCGAACGAGCCCTTGGCTACGTCTTCCACTGGTTTTTCAGAAAGGTTATCAGCCTTCATCACTAGAGTAACCCTATCAAATTCAGTTGTTTCCCCTTGCGCTGTTCGGTGTGTTACGTGTCCGGCTTCGAGGTCTTCAATATCGTAACCAAACATAAGAGCGACATCTTTTAGTTGGTTCATTAGTTGTTCTGTCTTAGTCATCTTTAATTCTCCTCAAATTAGAATGGCAAATCATCACTAGTGATGTCCATTGGGTTTGAATTCCCGTATGGTCCGTTTTCTCTT